GCTGGTCATCGTGACCACTCAGGCATTCAGGCAACGTGTCCTCAAGGGCGATTTTCCCACCCATGATTCTGAAGGCAACGAGATTGACTATGAAGGCGTGTTTGATTCTTCAGCGGGTTCTTTGTGGATGATTCCAGAGGGTGCTGAGGTTTCTGAGCTGGGCCAGGCTGATATTTCAGGAATTCTGGCCGGGGTGCGTGCCGATATTCAAGACTTGGCTGGGGTTACGAGAACCCCCATGCACTATTTGATGCCAGAGGGCGCTAATGGGAGTGCTGAGGGTGCCGCGTTGGCGCGTGAGGGTTTGGTTTTCAAAACCCAGAACCGTATTGACCGGGCAACGCCTAGCTGGTCCAAAGTCATGTCCCTAATGTTTTTGTGGATGGGTGACGATGTGCGGGCGAAACTTATTGACTTGGAGCCAATCTGGTATTCGCCTGAGCGTTACAGTCTGGCAGAACGGGCTGACGCGAACTCTAAGTTTGCTGACGTGCCTTTCCGGTCCAGGATGACAATTATTGGCCAGTTTTCTGCCGCTGAGGTCGCTGACATGGAGATTCAACGGGCTGGTGAGGCAATTTTCGCACAATCTTTGACTGGGGGAAATGGTGACAGAGCTTGACGCAATCACAGAGGGGTATAACCAGGTTTCGTCCTCACTTTTGGATGACGCTGGCCGTCTAGCGAACAACTCTTTCAAGGGCTTAGGCTCTTGGCGGGACGATGACATTTCCCGGTTTGTGGACACGCTTGCCCCGGCGCTTATGGGGGTCAAGGCTAAGTCTGCCCAGGTGTCTATTGCTTACGGGCAGAAAGTCGCTGAGCTGGCCGGCAAAAAGTTTGTTGCGCCCAGCGTGGCCGCCCTGGATTTGTCCACCAAAGCTTTGCGCAATGGGGCCAACACGCTTGACGTGTACTCTAGGCCATTCGTCCAAATGCGTATGGCTTTGGCCAAGGGGGAGTCTTTTACTGACGCGCTCAACACGGGCGCTATGAACTCACGGCAGTTGGCGAGGACGGAAATCCAGTTGTCGAGGCGTAAGGCGTCTTTGTACGCACGAAAAGCTAATGACAACGTTGTGGGATATTTGAGAACCTTGACTGGCTCGGAGAGTTGCGCCCTGTGTTATACGGCTTCGACCCAGCGTTACAACAAGGGCGATTTGATGCCTATTCATCCCGGCTGTGACTGTGGAGAAATGCCCATTTATGGGGATACTGACACGGGGCAGGTTATTGACCAACAGTTATTGGACAAGTCCCATGAGGCCGTTGAGGACCGCTTTGGTTTCAGCGATTTGTCTGGAAAAACAGATTTAGATTATCGCAAAATCATGGTGAGGGACCATGGCGAGATTGGCCCCATGTTGACGGTTAAGGGCCACAAGTTTATTGGGCCTAACAACCTGGATTTGGTGGGCAAGAAAATGCCTTTGCCACCTGTGTTGCCCCCTGTGTCTGAACGGGTCCAGAAAATCAAGGACAAGGCTGGCCGCATTTTTGGGGCTGATATAGCGAGCGATATTAAGGAAGAATTCAAACAGAATAATGAGCCGGCCAAGCGGATCCCCGCGCGTAACGTTCTAGGGCGTTCGCTAGTGCCCGCCGGCGTCAAGGCTGAAAAAGCCCTGGATGATGTTGTGGCGCTTGGCAAAGAGGTTGACGATGAGTTGTCAATCAGGGTCAAGGCTCGCATTGACGAGGTGGGACAAAAGTACCAGGTCGAGAAAGTCAAGACTGAAATCAAGGTGGCCAAGGTCGAGCTTGAAAAGCTGAACGCTGACGTAGTTGGTTTCAACTCCCAGATGGAGGGTTTCATTGAAGCCCACTATCGGAAACGCATTGGGACGTTCTACACAGATGAAGGCTTGGCGGCCTACAAACTGACAGATGAATACACCAGAAATCTCGACAAGATGATTGCTCAAAATCAGGACTATTTGGAGGGCCGCATTAGAGCCAAAGACGCAATGGCCACAAAGGTCAAGGCTTTTGAGGACACTCTGAATGACCAGATAACGCCTGGTTCTGTCGCTTACGACACCATCCAGCGGGAAGAATTCAGAAAGCTCTTGGCTGAAGTGAGGGAAACGGGGGGTGGCACCAGGCCAGCGGTCACGTCCAAAATCAAAAAAGACGTGGCGGTATTAGAACAGGCGTTTGATGAATACCCCACCGCCTGGGTAAACACTTTCCAGGCGGCCTTTCCAGACATTGCCCTTAAGAAAACTTCTCGCGGGCGCTGGACTGAGCGCGGGCCGGGGGGACGCCCAGAGTTACGGCTCAGCGGTGGCCGGGGGCGTCTAGGTGACGTGGACACATACGACACAGCGGTGCATGAATTGGGCCACGGCTTTGAAGATTCCATTCCGGGCCTGAAGCCACTGGAATATGCAATGTATATGCGCCGGGCCAAGTCCGACAATTATGAATATACTCGCTGGGCCAAGGGCGAGTATGGGAGCAAAGACGAGTGGCGCGAACCTTACAGTGGCAGGGACTACGGGGCAACGCCCACAGACAATTTTGAAATCTTCACCACAGGGGTCGAGTCCCTTTTGGGGGGCAGTGGCTACTTTGGTGACGTCATAAAGAATCAGACCGTTGACACAGATTTTCGCAGATTCATTTTGGGGGTGCTAGTTGGTCTATAACTGTGACACACCAGAGGGCAACATCCGATGGTACGAAAAGCATGGGGTCATGGGGCCACCTGTGGCGTGCCTGAAAATTTATGGGTTCCTGACCGGCAAGACCGTGGGACTTTTTGGCAACCAGCCACAGATACGGCTGGTCATGTCGGACCCCTACGCGGTGCGCTACGCCGTCCAGACTCTTTTCCCAGACGCCACGTTCGCCGGTGGCTGGCCCCCTCTCACAGACCTATATGACGATGGGCCTGTGGGCACCATTTATTAGATTTTCACCTTGACTGGTGAGAAGGCGCGAAACGCGCCAAACCGTAAACGAAACGTGGAGGTAACAACACATGACCGTAGAAAGCACACCAAACCCCGCAGACGGCACGCCCCCTGAAGGTGGAGCGCCTGATGAAAAAGGGGCAGAGAACCAAGACGGTGGGGAGAAAGCTGAACCTACAGTTGCCGAGGCAATGGCAGAGGCGGCCAAATGGAAAGCTCTCAGCCAGAAGAATGAGAAGCAAGCAAAAGCCAATGACCAGGCCGTGAAGGACTTGGATCAGCTAAAGAGAACGCAACTGACGGATCAGGAACGGCTGGTGGAGTCTGCAAAAGATGAAACCCGCCTGGCTGTTCGCGTGGAGTTTGCAAGCAAACTAGTTGATGCAGAGTTCAAATCCAGCCTGAGTGGCCGTTCTCTGGATGGTAACGCATTGCTTGAGTTCGATAAGAGTTCTTTCATCACTGACGGTGGCGAGGTGGATTCTGATGCAATCGCGGCATGGGTTGAGGCTCATAGCACTAAAACGGCGCTGGCAAGCCCTGACATGGGGCAAGGCAGTAGAGGCAAAAGTTCTGATTTGGCACAAATTACTTCCAGAGAAGAATTCAAGAATATGTCACCAGCGGAAATCACAGAGGCCCACAAAAGTGGCCGCCTCGACCAAATGATGGGGAAATAAGACACCCCAAAGAAAGGTAGCTTAACATGGCTATTGACCAATTTATTCCAGAAATTTGGGCGGCTGGTGTAACCCAGTCTTTCATTGCAAACCAGGTTGTAATCCCCACGTTGCGTACTCAGTACACTGACGCGGTTGCTCCTGGTAACAAAGTTCACATTATTAACGCGACTACGCCCACGATTGTGGACTACGCCGGGGCCAGCCGCGTTATCAACCCTGAAGCGTTGGCGGATACTGAAGTCAACTTGGACATTGACCAGGAAAAAGCGTTCTCTGTGAACGTTGATGACGTGGACAAAGTACAGGCTGGCAACGGGTTCCAGGCGTGGGTTGATTCCGCGGGGAAAGCACTCGCTGAGGATGCTGAAAACTACCTGGTTGACCTCATGGTTGCTGGTGGTACTGACGGCAACCCTGACGATGTTGAACTCGACACGGCGGCCAAAGCCAAGACCGCGGTGCGCGACATTCGCCGGCTCATGGCAAACGCTAAGGTGCCCACTGGCAACCGTTACCTGGTTGTGAACCCTGATTTCACTGACTTGCTCATTCAAGCTTTGGATGACTCAAGCATTGCCGGGACAGATGACACGTTGCGCAATGGGGTGATTGGGCGTCTTTACGGGTTTACCGTAATTGAGTCCCCTTTGCTCTCTGTTGCGGGTACGCCTGCCGCTATGGGCTACCACCAGGACATGGTTGCCTATGTCAACCAAATTCAGTCCCTTGAGGCGCTGAGAAGCCAGAGCAAGTTCGCTGACATTGTTCGCGGGCTGAACGTCTATGGAGCCAAAGTGGTTAAGACTGCCGCGGTTGTCCAGTACGTTTCAGTGGCCGCTTAGTATCAGGCCACGCTTGGCAGGGGGTTGGTTTCGGCCAACCCCTTTCCCGGCACCCAGCCGCAAATCTTTTGACACAGGGAGGGCACAAAAATGGCATTAGCCACAATTGCTGACGTGACGGCCCGCCTGGGCAGAGATCTAACAACGGCAGAAACAAGCAAAGCCACAGCATGGCTCACAGACGCTTCAGCCATGTTTGTGCAACGCTCTGTTCAACAGTTCGAGGTGGGTGAATCCACTGTGCGCCTGTTCCCCCTCAGCGGGGTTGTGCGCTTAGTCCAGCGCCCGGTCATTAGCGTTGTGACAGTCAAAGACCTTGAGAACGTGAACATGACTTTCACGTTCGATAACAGTCAAGCAATCTATGACCTCGGCACTTTCACCCCTGTGATTGTGAACTACACCCACGGTGACGCCACTATTCCTGACGATGTGGTTGCTGTGGTTGCCGGCATGGTGGTCAGAACGCTACAGATCCCCGCTGACGCGGCGGCTGGTATTCAACAGCAATCAGTTGGCCCCTTTTCCCAGACCTACGCAAATTGGGCTGTGGGCGCACAAGTTTTGCTTTCACCGTCTGACACTCAGGTGGCTGACTCTTACAGGGACAAAACTTTCAGGTCAGCCTCAACGATTGGAAACAAAAACTATGGAGGATATTACCCAAGTCAGACGCGCTTCGGCATCAACTGACGCATACGGTGAGCCGGTCTATACCACCGTGTCCACCACGGTCCAGGGCATGGTTTCTGCCCGTGTTTCTAGCACCAATTTTGACCCTGACCAAATCACGATTGCAGACGGTTTGACCGTCTACTTTGCCAGCGGTTTTGACATTGAGGATGATGACAAGTTCATTGTTCGCGGAAAAACTTATGAGCTTGACGGTGAGGCTTTTGATTGGCGGGCCGGCTTAGGCTCCTGGTCCCCCGGCACCGTGGCTAACTTGCAAAGCGAGGTTGAACGTGGCTAGTCAAATCCCCGGCAGAGGCGGCAGGGTAGAAATCAACAGAAAAGGTATGAGGGAGCTGATGCTTTCCCAGCCAATAGCTGATGAATTAGAAAAACGTATGGCAAAAGTCCAGGCGGCTTTGCCAGGTTCAGAACTTTATGTCACTAGAGGCCCGCGTGGAGGTGGCCGTGCCAGAGCTGTGGTGGCTCACGGCACAGATTATGACGAGGCAAACACTGGGGATCTTTCCAGAGCTTTGGATCTTGCTGGCGGGAAGCGAGGGGACAGAGTGCAAACTAAGAAACCCCGCGCTAGGAGGTGAGGCATTGAATGGCTGACGCAGTAATTTTTTCGGACATAATTTCACACCTGGTGGGGAGGCTCAAGACTGGTCTTACCGCTGAGGGCTTCACCACCACGCGGGTGGGCGTGCTGGCAGACTCCACCGTTTCACAAGTCATTCTGAGGTATGACGGTGGCAACAGGAAGTCTAAAACTCTTGCCACAACAAGTGTGGGCGTGAATATCTACGCTGACACCTACGGCAACGCCAACGCTTTGGCGCTCATGGTCACAGCCCTTTTTGATGACCTACCCAATGGAACCCCAATCACTAACACCAGCCCTGAATCGTTGATTCAAGACGTTTCAGATTTAAGTGGCGAACGCAGATTCATGCGTTTTGCCGTGGACCACAGAGGGACAAACCTCTAACCCAATTAGCTAGGAGAAAAGAAATGGCATTAGATTCTGACAACGTGAGAGTTGGCACCACGGGGGTTGTGTATGTGGCTCCCACCAGCACCACTGGCCCTACAGATTCAGACGGCACGCTTGACGCGGCCTTCATTGACCTGGGGTATTGCTCACCTGATGGGGTGAAAGAAACCATTGACAAAAGCACAGTCCAGATTAGGGGCTGGCAGAATGGCGCGTTGGTGCGCGAGGTTGTTTCTGAGGGCACTTACTCAATTGACACCACGTTCATTGAAACCAATGAAGCCGTTTTGGAACTGTACTACGGCGTGGCCATGGATGCCGGCAAGTTCCTGATTGACCCCCGCAAAACGGGTGGCCGGCAATCATTCGTCATTGATGTAATCGATGGGGACTCTATCGAGAGAACTTACATTCCGTCAGGCGAAATCACGGCGGTGTCAGAGCGCACACAAGCATCTGGTGAGGCTATGACCTACGGGGTCACAATCACCGCCTACGCTGACGCAACATCAAACGTGGTCACTAAGTGGTTTTCTGATTTAGAGTCCTAACATTTTGCCCCAGACGTTTTTTTGCGGCGGCGTCTGGGGTTTTGACTGGGTGGGGGGCCACCCCCTTTTGGCCCCCCACTCTCAGCCGCACATTCACACACAAAAGATGGAGCCGCAAAAATGGGTTATGAACTGAAGTACAAAACTAAGACAATCATCCTGCCTGATTTCAAAGACATTCCGGTTGGACTTATTCGCAAATCACGGTATGAGGATCCCCAAACTCAAATGTTCACATTGCTTGAGGGGTGGGTTTCTGAGGAAGATTTAGCGGTCCTAGACACCATCCCAGCCGGCGAGTTTGGCGTGAAGATGGCTGAGTGGACTGGGGGAGCCAGCCTGGGGGAATCCTAAAGGTTCTCAAGCTTATTGAGGACCACGGGCAAGCCTTTGTGTACGATTTTAGGAGCCGCTTTGGTTTAGGAATGTCTGATGTGGGGACTGTTGTACCCTGGGGCGAGGTAGTGAACCTGGTGTTGGTTTTGTTGAGGGATCCGTCATCGTGGTTGCACACCTCAGTGAATGGCTGGTCACACCCCATCAGTTATGAATGGCCCGTTCTGGCATCCATTTATGATTTGCACGCTCAGGTCAATAGCAAGAGAAAGCCCAAACCGTTCCCGCGGCCCTGGGCTAACGCTGGGGTCAAACGCCCCAAGCCAAGAGCGAACGCCAGAGAAATTTTGAGACGCGCGAGAAATGGAGAGCTAAAGTGGCAGAACAAGGCGAAGTAAGGGCTACGCGCCAGTGTTCCACATGCACAAAAACTAAGCCATTGGGAGATTTTAGTAAACAATCAGGTTGTGATGGTGGTTACAGGGGTGAGTGCCAACAGTGTCGCAACGCAAAAGCTCGTGAATGGTATCTCAAGAATAGGGATCGCCGTAAAAAAACTGTTCAATTATGGCGGCTTGCAAACCAAGACAAAATTGCCAAAGCGGTTTCAGCGTGGACTAAGGCTAATCCAGACAAGAAATCAAATCACTACCACTCTAGAAAAGCAAAGCTTAATCAAAATGGGGTTTACCGGATAACGGAAAAAGAATTCAAAAGGCTTTATTCTTTACCCTGTTTTTACTGTGGGGCAAACGATAAAAAAACTCAGGACCATGTGGTTCCTATCCATAGAGGGGGAAACCACTCGGTGGGCAACTTGGTAACGGCATGTCAGTCATGCAATTCTTCCAAGCAAGACAAGACCATTACTGAATGGAAAATGTACTTGCAGAAAAGATCTACTAAAGGCGGGAGTGAATTATGGCCGAACAAGCTTATGCATATGTGACATTGGTGCCGGTTGCCAAAGGTTTTCAGGGAGCAATTGCAAAGGAAATGGGTGGCGCTGGCGGTGCCGGTGGCGCGGCTTTGGCAACCTCTACTGGTAAAGGGTTCACAAGCAATATCAAAAAAGCTATTGGTCCTGCTATTGGTATTGTTGGTGCCACTTTTGCGGCGGTCAAGATTGGCGGGTTTCTCTCTGATGCGGTGACTGAAGCCACAGATTTGCGCACAGCTCTTGCTGAAGTTGTGACCTTGACCGGGGAAACCGGCGAGGCCGCGGCAACCAGTCTGGGCATTTTTCAGTCACAAATTCGTGAGCTTTCAGGTGAATTTGGTATTGCGCAAAGCACTTTAACGGATGGCTTATATAGCGCCATTTCGGCGGGGGTGCCAAAAGGTAATGCTTTTGACTTTTTAGCAATCGCTACAAGAGCATCCATTGCTGGGGTGACTGATGTTGAAACAGCGGTAGACGGTGTTTCAACAATTATCAACGCTTTTGGTCTGCAAATGGGGGAAGCTGAAGCTGTTTCTGACTCCATGTTTACCGCTGTCAAGGGGGGCAAAACAACCTTTGCTGAACTTTCTTCTGCCATGTCGAACGTTGCCCCGGCGGCGGCGGCGGCAGGGGTTAGTTATGAAGAAATCAACGCGGCTGTTGCAACCTTGACGGCAGGCGGTGCTGATACTTCTGTAGCTACTAATCAGATAAAGGCCGCACTCGTAGGCTTGCAACGCCCTTCTGAAGATATGAACAAGATTTTCAACGACCTTGGTTATGAGAACGCACAGGCCGCCATTGAGGCTGAGGGTTTGGCGTTTGCTTTGGGTGCTGTGAGTGATGATGCTGATGGCAATAACGGGAAGTTGCAACAGCTCATTGGTTCGGTTGAGGGTGTCGCGGCAATTCAGACGTTGGCGGGGACTGGTGCGGAAAAGTTTGCCTCGGAGCTGGATGCTCAGGCTGATTCTGCTGGTTCAACCCAGGAAGCGTTCGAGCAGATTGATGCTACGCGGAGCGCGGAGAAGAATAAGGTTGCTTTTGATAACCTGTCGCTTACTGTGGGAACCATCTTGTTGCCTATGGTCAAAAGTTTCAATGAGTACCTGACCACCACCTTTGTGCCTTTCCTGGAAAACACTTTTATGCCAGCCTTTGAAAACATTACCGGGTTCATCATGGATTATTTGGTGCCCGCGTTTTCGGCCATCTTTGGTTTCATTAGGGACAACATTGCAACCATTCTCACATTCGTGGGGGTGCTGGGCGTGTTGCTTATTGCTTTCAACGCTCAAGCCATTGCCACAAAGCTGATGACGATTGCCCAAATTGCTCTTAACACGTCAATGTTTTTGAACCCCATGGCGCTGGTTGCTCTGGGCATTGCGGCTGTCATCGCGGGCATTGTTTTCTTGGCAACAAAAACCCAGTTCTTCCAAAGGACATGGGAGATTATGACCGCGGTTGCTCTGGCCGCCTGGGAGTTTTTCAAAAACCTTTTCATCACCGCGGGGGAAGCCATTGCAGGTTTTTTCACAGGCATTGTTGAAGGCATCCGTGAGGATTTTGAAAGAGTCACGGGCTTGCTGGGGGATGCGTGGCAGGGGTTCAAAGACCTTTTCATGACAGTCTTTGACGCCATAGGCGGATTCGTGAAAACGGCAATCAACGGTTACATTATGGCGTTTGAAAGCTTTTTCAACTTCATAATTGGTGGGGTCAACCTGCTAATTTCAGCGTTGAACAAAATCAAACTGGACATACCAGCCACAGCGTTCAATGAAGCTTTCACTATTGGGGTGAACCTGCCCAGCATCCCCCTGGTTTCGTTGCCCCGTGTTGCTCTGGCTGAAGGTGCGCTGGTCACTGGGCCAACAAATGCTTTGATTGGCGAGGCCGGCGCAGAGGTGGTTATGCCGTTAGACAGATTTGAAAGAAACATGGGGTTGAGCGAGCGCAACGGGGAAACACTTAACTATTATGCGGCACCCAATAAGAGCTTTGATGCTGAACAAGAATTGCGTCTAGCCATGCAGAGAAGGGGAGTGTTCGCGTGAGTGGGTACAAACTGACCGGGGCGAACGCTGACGAAATCACTTTCGACAATGACACATATGTGCTGAACCCCTCTTTGCTAGGTTTGGGGATCCCGCCTACGTCTGTGCGCATTGATGAGTCCAGCCGGGCTGGCGGGGTGTGGCGTAACACGCGCCGGGCGGTCAGAAACATTGACCTGCCTGTGACAGTTTTTGGTGCTAATGCTCTGGCGGTGGAAACCAATGTGCGCCGGTTGTCACGGCTCACTCAGGACACTTTGGGGCCAACAATTCTTACCGTGTTGCGTGATGCTGGTGACTTGACTATGAAGTTGCATTACACGGGTGGCGCTGAACTAAAATATGGTGGCGCTGATGGTGGGGACCAGTGGGCGAGGCTGATTCTTTCGTTCCAAGCCCCACAGCCTTTTTGGGAGTCTGCCGCACAAGAGTCTTTCAGTGTGACCTCGGGGGCTACCGGGCGTGGACTGTTGCCTCAACTCTCTAAATTGCGGATTTCATCTTCACAGTCACTTGGCACAATTGATGTGGATAACACGTCTGATGTGTCAGTTTTTCCCATCTACGAAATTGCGGGGCCGGTCACAGGGTTGACCGTATCCAATGGGGTAGATGAGTGGAGTTTCAGCACCACAATTCTTGAGGGCGATTTGGTGGAAGTGGACACTGGGGAGGGTACTGTGACCGGAACGGGCGGCACAAACTTGTACGCCATTCTCAACTCTGCCCCCAAACTGTTTTCTTTCCCCCCCGGCGAAACCACCATTACTATTGAGGGGACAAGCGCGAACGCGAACACTCGCGTGACCTGCCGCTATAACCTACGATATGAGGTGATTCACGGATGATCACCAATGACTTGACTGTGGAGGTTAGGGACCAGAACAAAACTCGCGTGGGCCAGCTTTTAGGTGCTGACCTGGTGGGGGCAAAACTGATTTTGCGGTACAACACTGTGGGTTCCTGGTTCATGCAGATTGCGGCCACGGCCCCTTTGGTGGATTTGTTGCGCACCCCAGGGTATGGGCTGGTGGTGACTGGTCCTGGTGGCGTCATTTTGTCTGGGCCTACACTGAAAGCCAATCTTGTTCAGACTCAGGATGACTTGGCCGGGGTGTGGTTTATTTCGGGCAGTGACGATTCAGTAGTTTTGGAAGAACGTTTGGCTTACCCTGAACCGGGCAACGCTGATGTGGATTCTCAAACGGTGACCTTTGATGTTCGTACCGGCGCGGCTGAAACGGTGATGAAAGCTTATGTGGATGCCAACCTGGTTTCAGGGCCGGCTGTGCGTGTTGTGGCCTCTCTGACGGTGGCTACGGATGCCGGGCTGGGCGCAACGGTGAACGGCAACCCCAGGTTTACTAACCTGCAAGAGCTAATCTACAATTTGGCGCAGTCTGGCGGGCTGGGGTACACGGTGGCGCAGGTAGGTTCTGCCCTGGTGTTTGACGTGTACGCCCCTGTGGACCGTAGCGCCACGGTGCGCCTTGACGTGGAGAACGGCAAACTTTCATCCTCACAATACGCTTATGAGGCACCAGCCCTCACCAGAGCGATTGTGGGAGGTTCTGGTACGGCAGTGGACCGTGTGTTCATTGAGGCTACTACCAGCGATTCTGTGGCGTCTGAAACGGCGTGGGGCAGGCGCATTGAGTCCTTTGTTGATGAACGTGGCACCGATAGTGCTGGACAGTTGAACCAGGCAGGGTTTGAGGCTCTGGTGGATGACGGAAAAACGCGGGTGACGATGCAAGTCACCCCTTCAGACACCAACACGATGCTCTATGGATCCGATTGGGGTTTAGGGGACACTATTACGGTGGTGGCAAACAATGTGGAGGCCACGGCGGTTGTGTACGAAATTGGGTTATCTATTCAGGCTGATGGGGTTTACCTGTTGGCAACGGTGGGGAATCCTACCCCTCAACAGTTTGAGTCCCAGTTGGTGGCTACTCAGGCCGCCCATGAAACCAGAATTAGTAACCTTGAGCGCAACCAATAACAGAAAGAGGCGTGGGCATGGCACAAACCAGTTTTCCCTTTGAGGGGATTGATACGACAGAAACCCAGTTCAGCCAGTGGGCGAGGCATTTCAACTCAGGAGTGAACGATGCTCCTACCGGGACCGCGTTGAGCGTGGCGGCTGGCACCGGGCTCGCGGTTGATGTGACGGCAGGCCAGGCAATGATTCGCGGCCACTATTACGCTTCCACAGACGTGGTGGCTTTGGCTTTGACCACGGCGGATGCGACTAACCCGCGCCTGGATTTGGTGGTGTTGAGGCTTGACCCGGTGGCAAACAGTGTCACGTTGGTGGTGAAGGCTGGAACCCCGGCTGGATCCCCTACGTCCCCGGCTTTGGTGCAAACTGATGCAGGCATTTTTGAGCAAGCTTTGGCAACCGTGTTGGTGCCGGCAAACTCTGGTGTGCCAACCACGATTACTGACGCGCGTGCTTTTATGGGCACCCGTTTGGGGTCTTGGTCTACGGCTGGCCGGCCTGATACTGACGGCAAAGTGCAGTTTGGTTTCAACAGTACAACTGGCGCGGTTGAGTTTTACAACATAAACACGTCTGCCTGGACGCCCGTGGGTGGCGGTTTAGGCTTCGAGGGTTCTTTTCTACTTATGGGAGGCTAAAAAATGACAACTGCATACGGAATTATTGCGCAGGCCGCGCCTGACGCAACCACAGATACTGACCTTTATACGGTCCCAAGTGGGACTGAGTTGGTGGGGTCAACTTTATATATTTGCAACCGTGGCGCGACTGCCACAACTTTTCGGGTTGCTTTGCGCCCTGACGGTGCCACTATTACTGACGCTATGTATATTGCCTATGATGTCCCTGTAGCGGCCAACGACACCACAACGATTACCACAGGGCTCACTTTGGACGCTACAGACAAAATCACGGTGTATGCGGGCAACGCAAACCTGTCTTTCAATCTTTCCGGCGCGAAAATAACCTAGGGGGGTTGTTGTGGCTGTAACAAGTATGGCAAACAGTTCCATAAGGGACTTTACGAAGTCTAATCGTATGAGCAACATTTTTCCGCCTTATGCCACTTTATATCTTGTTGTCGCGGGTGGCGGTGGAGGTGGATTTGATGCCGCTGGCGGTGGCGGTGCCGGGGGTTATCGCACTAACGCAGGGACTTCTGGCGGTGGGGCATCTTCCGAGACAGCCTTAAATCTTGTATCTGGTATTTATACGGTGACTGTTGGGGCGGGTGGTGCCGGTAGCAGTTCCGCGTCCGCTGTGGGTAGCGATGGGTCGGATAGTGTTTTCTTTGCGACTACTTCCTTCGGCGGGGGCGGGGGTGGTTCAGGTTCTTTGAGAACTGGGCAAGACGGTGGTTCTGGTGGTGGCGGGGCAAACAATGGCAGTTTTGGTGCGGGCGGTTCCGGCAACACCGGGCAAGGCTTTGACGGGTCTGACAGTTCGACTAGTTCAAAAGGTGGCGGTGGTGGTGGTAGTGGCCAAGCTGGGCAGGCACCCACAACACCTGCGGGTGTTGGCGGTGACGGTGTTGCATCGTCTATCACTGGTTCTTCAGTTACTCGCGCAGGCGGGGGGGCGGGTGGCAATTCGTCAGCTGGTCTTGCCGCGGCGGCTGGCGGGGCCGGGGGTGGTGGTTCAGGTGCGGTGCGTAGCGGGGCGAACGCAGTAGCCGGAACAGTGAACACTGGTTCGGGTGGTGGTGGTGGTTCAAATAATACGGCTAGTGCCGCTGGCGGTTCGGGTGTTGTTATCTTTGCTTTACCTGCTCAAGCAATAGTTACATTTAGTGGCGGGGTAACACAAACTTCTGCGATTGTCGGTTTGAACCGTGTTTACACGGTGACGGAAACAGACCCAGGAAGTACGGTGACAATAGGATGAGCCATTACGCACAATTAGACGAAACCAATGTGGTTGTGTTTGTCATTCACGCCAAGTCAAATGACAAAGAAGACGAGTTTACGGAAAGCACCGGTGATGTGTACTGGCAAACTTCGTACAACACTTACGGCGGGGTTCACTACACCGATGGGGAGCCAAGCGCTGACCAGTCCAAAGCGCTTCGGTTCAACTATGCGGGGATAGGTTTCACTTACGATGAAGCCCGCGATGCTTTCATCCCGCCACAACCATACGCTTCATGGGTACTCGATGAGGACACCTGCCTATGGGTGGCACCTATAGATTATCCTGCCGATGGTGGGCAATATGTCTGGGATGAAGAAACAACTGACTGGATTGAGGTTCAAAATGGAACTGAATAACCCGTGGCCTGACCAGTACCGTATTACCCCCACACGGGGGTTTGGCATGGTGTGGCATCCGGTCTACAAAGCAATGCGTTTTCACCACGGTGTTGACGTTCGAGGCACTTTCCCTCTACTGGTGCCCCATGACGGTGTGGTAAAACACGTTAGTGAGGACTGGGACACCTTGACCCCCAAAGAACAGGCCAGACAGGGCGGCGGGAACGTTGTGCTGATTAGCCATGAAGGGGTCCAAACTATCCCTGGTGCCCCTGTAGGACCAACCTCAATCGTGACCGTGTTTTATCACGGGCGGGACAAAACCAGTCTGGTGGAGGGCCAATCTGTGAGCCGTGGGGAACTGGTCTACGTTTCAGGGTCCACCGGGTTGTCCACCGGGGATCACTGCCACATGGAGGTTCGCCGCGGGCCAAACGGCACCTGGGGCGATACGCTTAACCCAGAACATTATTTGAACGGGAAAGAGGCTATAGCTGTGGGTGAAACAATGAACAACACGGATCCAGTTTTAGAAATCAATGGTGAGCTTGACTATGCTACTTGGTGGCATTGGCAGACCGCCCTGAAAAGTTTTGGTCTGTACACCGGACCAATTGATGGGATTCCTGGCCGGTTGACTTACACGGCTATCCAGATGTGGGCTGAGGTCACTGTCACGGGGAACCAGGGGCCGCGAATGATGCGAGCTGTTCAGAGGCGTCTGGGTGTGGAGGCTGACGCCATTTGGGGGCCGGTCACTGTGAGCGAGTTGCAGAAAGAGTTGTTGCAGGGTTTGGCGGGGGTTCCAAAGGATGAGCCGATTGTGGCCCCTGTTATTGTCCCTGTGGTTGTCCCTGAGCTGGTCCCTGAGCCTACGCCAGAGCCAGAACCCACACCTGAACCAGAACCGGCCCCTGAGCCTGTGGAGCCGGCACCTGTGGAGCCTGAGCCGGTCATGACGTGGCAAGAGGTGGAAGCTATACGCAAACAAAACCAGTTTTGTGCTATGAAAGCCAAGCCCAAACCACGCAAAAGCTCACAGTGACTGAGCAAAGAGAGGCCACGGTGAGGGTGACAATGGGTGATATGTATAAAGAGCTTCAGCGACAGGGCAAGGTGAATGATCAACTTGCTCAGGCGCTACCAGGAATTTTAGCAAAATTAGATGACCATGAAAAACAAATCCGCTGGTTGCGAGAACGTGCTGGCTGGGCTTTTGGCGCTGTGGGCGTTGTGGTTGCTGTGATGCCCTGGATCCAAAACCTAGTTTTGGCGTAACCTATACACAAATGGACACCTATCGAGGGAGAAAAAATATGATGGAAAAATTTGAGCAGTATTGGACTCTGGGGCGGCGGCGTTGGCTGTACCAGGTTTCACGGGCGGTGTTGCCGTTTGCCGTGTTGTGGGGCGCAATATCACAGGACACGGCGGGCCTGATTGCCATTCTGGTAGCTACGGCGCTCAGCATGAGCAGTGACACTTCAGCTCTGAAGAACCCCACGCCTGACAGGTCCAAGTAGTGCCTTCAGTTGTCGCTTAGCTTTTGCGGCAAAATAGTGCCTGTTTACTTAGGTTTTCCACTAACGGGGGCGCATAATGGATGAAGTTGTCGAAGGTGTTGTGTGTCCCACAGATCCTCAAGAGGCTGTGGAGTGTGCCGCCTGCCAGTAAGTGAAAGAATTAGTGCCCCTCAGTTAACGCTGGGGGGCACTTTTTTTGTGCCCAAATGGGGGAGATACTTGAAAAGTATCCACTGGCGATACTTTTCAAGCTTATTTCTGGAAGGGGAAAGACAAAACCCCCGGCTACTAGGACCGGGGGTTCTGCCTATCAACAGAAAGGAAAGGATGAAACGAGCAATCATGCAAGTGAGTGCCTATCTGGAATGTTAGCACAGCCCAGCCGCAGATTATTTTCCTCGGAGCCATTCGTAGATGGTGGGGCGTGCCACCCCGGCAGTTTCGGCCAGCTTTGTGATGTTCATGCCGTTAGCTTTTTCTTTGATTACAGCGAGTTTCATTTCAGCGGTGAGTTCATCGACAGCGTTCAGGGCTGTGACTCTGGCGTAGGCCAATGCTTCTAGGCTCATGCCCTCATATGCTGAACCAAAAAAAGGATATGGGGATCGGGCCGAGGTGTCTGTTTCATCGTTGTCTATCATTGGCTATCACCTTACACCATGCGCGGGTGTGTCCTAATCGTTACTTTGTGGGGTTGCCGTGGGCGGGGCGGGTGTGCCATTGTGAGTTTTGTAAAGAACTATCCAAGTCATATCGAACAGATGTTCAAGGAAAAGGGCAAAGCAATGAGTGAAACAAAAACGCCAATGGGGCAACATGACGTTGATCGGGTAGCAGAATGGTGGAGGCAAAACAAGAGCCACTACCCTGACAATCAGCTCACCCATATTCTGAGTAATGAAAGGGTTTTGTGGGCAGTAATCAATGAGTGGGAGCGCCGCGAGGGTCTTAGCGTAGCTTTCCAAGGGAAACCAAAGCGGCCAGCGCACCGGGCAAAGAAAAAACGTGGCTGGGTAACATTCCAAGTGCTGATGTTGGCGGCAATATGGGCGGCCATTATGGCGTTATTCCTACAAGAGGCTGGCCTGCTGTGACAGTCACAGGTTGGGCCATGCTCACCCTGGGTGGGTTCATGGCAGTAATCCCAGGAATGTTTGGCGTGGTCAACGGGGCAACCGTGTGGGGTGTCCTGTTGGCTGTGGGTGGTGCCGGTGTACTATTGACAAGAAAAGGGGCATAACATGGCGAGAGCTAGGGGCACGGATCCAGAAACATCACACCAGGCGGCAGAGTCAGTGGATGAAATCACGCTCACCCAATCGTTTGTGATGCGAGTGTTGCGCCGGCCACGGGTTGATGTGGAACTGGTGAAGGCTTACCAGGCTATGAGGACAGCGCCGAGGGCGTCTGAGTCTGGGATTCGTTCGCGGCGGTCTGAGCTTGTGCGTTTGGGCTTTGTGCGGGATTCTGGGCGGCGAGTCTGTTTGGAGTCTGGGCGGATGGCAATTGTCTGGGAGAGGACACCATGACCGCCGGCAAGTGGGTTATCACGATGGAGCTGAACCCCAGGGGCGAAGTTAACTACGACTTGACCCACGTTGTAGGTTTTGCCCAAACCTTGGTGAACCAAGGCTCTGGCACTTTTGGTGACGTTGCCTATGAGTGTGAAAAAGTAATCACAGGGTTCAAGGGATGGGAGCATATCTAATGTTGAGCGCAGACCAATTTGTGGCGTCAAAAGCACTAGGAGAAGTTGAGTGGTTGGCGGCCCGGCGTACTGGGGTCACGGCCACACAGGTGGCTAAGGCGGCAACCCCTTCAGGCAGGAAGGAAGTGGTCGAAAAGTATTTTGAGGCATTTTCCACTTTTGATAACCCGGCCATGGAGTTTGGGCGGGACCAGGAACCAGCACTTTCAATGTGGGTCAAAGAACACCACGGCGGGATTATGCCCAATGACTGGCTCATTCGCCATTATGGGGACAGTCTGGCATTGGCTACCCCAGACGGAATCAGCCTCTCGCACAACCGCATTTCTGAAGTCAAAACCACCGGCAAAGATTGGGGTTCTGTTGACAAAATCCCGATTGCGTACAAGCGGCAAGTTCAATGGCAACTCTATGTGACCGGCGCGGATGAATGTGTGTTCGCGTGGATGCTGAGAGCTGAGGTTGATGGGCGGATGGTGCCCGGCTGGTTTGAACCAAAATCAGACATTATTGGCAGGGATGAAGTGATGATTACTGATCTGAAGCTGGCGGCAACCATGCTGTGGGCTGAAATACAAGCACAGGGGGAAAACTAATGGCTACGAGCGCAGAAATTGTGACCGCAGTAATGACCGCGGTGAGAGCTGTGGGCAAGGATGGGGTCAACAAACACCAGAATTTCAATTTTCGTGGCATTGATGCTGTGGTGAACGCTGTAGGCCCGGCGTTGAGAAGTGCTGGCGGGTTCATTGTGCCCACCGTTTTGGGTTGTGAATACTCTCAGGGCCGTTCAACGGCTGGCGGGGTTCTCAACACAGTCCACCTTGAGGTCATGTTCTCAATTTATGGGAGCGAGGGGGAGCCAATCAGTGGGACTGTGAGGGCTGAAGCGTTTGATTCTGGCGATAAGGCCACGGCCAAGTGCATGAGTGTGGCGTTCAGAACTTTCATGTTGCAAGTGTTTTGTCTGCCAACAAGTGAACCTGATCCTGACGCTGACACCTACAAATCGGGGGATGCTAACCAGGTAGCGGCAGGCACCCCGGTTGTGGCAGAAATTCCGGCAGGGTTCATTGAATCCCTGGAAGCTTGTGTGTATGTGGAGGACATGATGCCGATGTGGGCTACCGCTATGAAGGGCGGTTTCTCGGAGGCGGTCCAGGGCCATTTTGCGGCCAGAAAAAAGCGGTTTGTTGATGAAGAATTGCCTATCCCTGAGAGTGTGCCTGTTGTTGAGCCGTGATAGGCGGGTGTTGGCGTTGGTGAGTCATTATCACGCGGTTTTGGTGATGGGGATGCGTGGGGAACCTTGGCGGTTGTTCGCTAACGATATGACCATGTTGTTCCAGAGAGGTGGGGAGTGATGGCGGCTAAAGAGTTTGTGAGTAACGTTTTTACGGGAATCCACTGGACTGACCGGCAGAACGGTGCGGCAGGTCAAACAAAAAGAGAAGGGGAAAATGGGATGGGCAATCGTGAGGCACAGTTGAATGAGGCTGAAGCGTTGCTAATTCAGTCAGTGGATCCGCTGGTGGTGCCACCTACGGGGAATAATGATTGGGCCGCGCTGGTGTTGCGTGGGTTGATGGCTCAGGGCTGGCGTTGCCCCTCGGATGCGTTCGCGGTCAAGTTCCAGGTGTTTGAGCAGGGCCGTGGTGCTGGTGCTAAAGGGGTGAACCCGTATCGGGGGTGGGTTGATGACTGACCAAAATCACATAAAAATACTAAGCAATGAGGATGTGCGCATGAGTTACGCCGTGGGAGGCGGTGCGGTGAGGGTTGCTGAGTTCAATCGGTGGCTTAAGTCTGTCCAGGAGGAAGCCTACAAAGCGGGCGCGGAAGATGCTCTGGAAGAAGCGGACATGAATATGAGAATGGTGGGTTACTGATGACTGACCAGGTGAGCGAGCTGACCCCTCTTTCCATAATGAAAACATTGTCCAAAATTTCTAAAGAAATTGATGCCCAGACTACTGAGATTGCGCGGTGTGATGTGGCGGCGGTGAAGGCGCGGGTGGCGTATAAGAAAGCTTATGCACGCGAGTTTTTGACGTGTGCGGGGTCGATGGATATTCGGCGGTATACGGCTGAGCTTGAAACGGCGGATGCTCACTTAGCCTCAGAAATTTCGGATCAGGAATTGCGGGCGGCGGTGGGTGCTATCAAGGCTTTGCGCGATCGGCTCGAAGTAGGGCGCTCGCTGGGACCTCTCATTAGGCTTGAGTGGACAAACGCATGACTGAGAGTGAAAAAGATTTTGATTGCTGTGCTGAGAATGGTTGTGGTGGGGAGGCTGACCCGGATCAGATGATTGCTGATTTTAGGGCAGTTTTTGATAGGGCTGAGCGCAAAGCAAAGGAAGGCCAGGCATGAATGGGGCTACCGCGCGGCGTAAAGGCAACCAGGCAGAGGTAGAAGTATGCAAGGCGCTACAACGTGCCGGCTGGGATGCTGTGACCTCTAGGGCGGCCCGTGGAGGCTTTCAGGCAGGCGAGGACATTGTGACCAACTTCCCTGCCGCTATCGAGGTCAAAAATCATGCCAGAATGGATTTGGCTGGCTGGTGGGGACAAGCTGTGGAGCAAGCTGTGGACAAACCCCCAGTTGTTGTGCATAAACGTGTGGGTAAGTCTGAGCCTGAGCAGTGGTGGGTGACGATGGATCTGGCAACATTGTTGCGGCTGGTGGGCGAAAAGTGAGTGTGGCGCAGGAGGGTTACGACATTGCGGCAACTAATTTTTCCGAGGCCAATCAAAGGTACTGTGCTACTGGGCAGACTGATGATGGCAAAGTTTTGGTGCGGGCGGCCATGAGGGAGTTGGAGGCGGCAGAAACCGCTTTGGCTTTTGCTTTGAAATCGGTCAACCGTGTGGGTAAGCCGTGAGTTTGGGGAAACAGTCACGCAAACAGGTGGAGCAGGCCCGCGCTGGCGTGTATGAGCGTGACGGCGGGGTATGTATCTCTAAAGGTGTCCAGAGCGCCTGTGGCGGTCCTGTGACGTTACAGCACCGGGTCAGCCGCGGAATGGGGGGAAGCGCACTCTATGACAAAAATCCGGCGTACCTGTTGACAATGTGCAATGACCACAACGGTTTGGAAACGTCTAACGCGGATTATCACCGTCTGTGCCAAGATTTGGGGTGGTCTGTGCCTCGCTGGGTGGTGGAGCGCCGTTCAATCAGTGAAATTCCGGTCTGGTATTGGGATGGTTGGTTCTACCTGACCGGCTTTGATAGAGTGCCGACAACGGAGGGTTTGGCGAGGGGGAGGATGGATGAAATTTATGGGCCTTGAGAGGGTGATGGTGGCCGGTGAGGTGGTAAGATGAAAGCAGGGCCAGAGCGATGAAACTCTGACCCTGCTATAAACCCGATGACACGACCATCGGCAGTCCAATGATACCAGGACAGCCGGTAGAAAAGGACAAACATGAAAGTTTACGACTACGAAAGTTCTGAGCGCCACTGTAGAGAAGGCGTTGCAATCGAGAGAGAGCCTGGCCAATTCTTTGACACCTTTTGGGCTTCAGGTCAAGACGCTCACCGGCTAACAGCCGATGAGGCGGCAACGGCAGTTCTGTCATTCGATACGGATGATTTTGATGAGCTTGACAAATACGGCAGGGCGGCAAGACCTTCGGAATGGGAACAGTACGCCCCAAAAGATCGTGCGCTGATTACGTCTCAGCATCGTCTCCAAGTTCGGTACTTCGTTAGGCGTGGTGCGGTTCCTGATTTGGGGACTCAAATTGAGAATGCCACTCATAACGTGTTTGATGCGGAGGCTGATTTGCGTAGCGCCAAGCGGGGGTTGGAATCTGCAAAAAAGATTCTTGCAGATTTAAGAGAATTGAGTTCTAAATGAGCGACCAGTTAGCCAGCGACAACAAGTGGGCGCAAATACCTGAGTGGGTAATCAACCTCGATATATCACATACGGCGTTCAGATTGTACGCGGTGCTTGCTAGGTATGCCGACAATGTGACTGGTGAGGCTTTCCCTGCTAGGGATACCCTGGCGGATCGTTTGAGTTGTTCGGTGAAAACTATTGATCGTGCAGTTCTAGATTTGGTTGAGCATGGGGCGGTTGAGAAGGTGAACCGTGGGAGGTATCAGTCTGCTACTTATACGGTCATTACTGCTATGCCGCAGGTGTCATCGGTGTCCGGCGATGAGTCAAAAGTGTCTAGCGAGTGGACAAATTTGTCTGAACGAGAGGACAAAAATGACTACATAACTAGAACCACTGAACTAGAACCACTTAACATAAACAGTGACTTTGAAACATTTTGGCAGGCATACCCCAAAAAGGCTGACAAGAGGGTGGCAGAACAGGCGTTTTTCAAAGCTCTCAAGAGGACAAACCTTGACAAGCTCATGGCAGGGGTGTTGCAATACTCGCTGGATCCGGCCCGCAAACCTGAGTTTACCAAGAATCCTGCAACGTGGCTGAATGCGGATGCGTGGGCGAACGCGCCCCTGGTGGCTCCTGAGCCGTTGAATGATTGGGGCAAACCTTTTGGGAAGCCGGCTGAGTCCCCTGGGCAGAGGGAGTGGGTGAGGGCTAGTCATGACCGTGGTGAGCATTGGGAGTGCCGGCCTGGTGAGTTTGATTGCTCTGAGGGTGTATAGTGGGCAACACATTATCTAGGAAAGGAAAGTGTGATGGAAGATAACAAACTGTTGGAAGATGCCAAAGACGCGGTGTTGCGAGAAGGCTTGAGAGCTATTTATGCGTGGGAAGCCGCCAAGCAGAGTGGGTACACGGGTGACTTGGTTCACGCCGCGGATCGTGCAGACGAAAACGTGCGATTGGCGTGGAAACACTTCGCATTGGTGGCAAGATGAGAAACCCAAACCTGGCTATTTCGCTCAGTCTGATTGTGTTAGCCGCGGGAGCTTTTCTCGCTGTGGAGGTATTTCACCCAGCACATTCTCCCAATGGGTGGATGGTTGCAGGGATTATTTTTGGCGCTTATGGGCTTATGGTGTTTGTTTTTGAGGCTTTTTCCCATGAGTAGCGAGGGCGGAGGGCTGATTGCTTTGAAAGAAATTACGCCAGAAAAACTTGAGCAAAAGGCTAAAGAACGGGAAGCTGGCCGGCTGGCAAGACTGAACAGGCTCAGCGCAGAGCGTTTGGGGCAAGAGCGTGTTGAGGCTGAAGCTGATTTGCGTAACGTGAACACTCGGTGCCAGTTGCGTGCTATGGAGTTGCGGTGGGCGCGGGGGATGGGTGTGGCAGAGATTGGTGAGTGGTTGAGGGTGTCTGAGGGGACTGTTTTGGGTTGGCTTGAGGCACCTGTTGAGGTTGAGCTAACACCGGGGTTCAGAAAATGACGATTAGAAGCGCACCCTATTACTGGGTTGCATGCGATTGTTGTGAAGAACGTGTTGATTATGGGGACAAGAGCGTGAGCAAGCCACAGGAAACATGGATGAGTGGCTCAGCGGCATGGCATGCGGACTTTCAAACTGTTGATGTTGCTGGGGTTGAGCAACAACTTTGTCCGAATTGTTGGGAATGGCCCGAGGATATGCCTGGCTACGATGAGGCCACCAGTGTGAGTGATGATCCTGTGCGGGCGCATGACCAGCACCCTGTGAAAGCGGCGGGCCTGTGACGCGAAACCTTGTGACCAGCCGGCTGGGACACATTGGGGTCCACACTTTTGTCCTGAGCATGATGAGGCCCGGCTGGTGAGTATTGACCGGGAATTGCGGGCGCTCAAGGGCTTGTTTCGGTAAGACCAAATCAACAAGGGGAGCGAGATGGTTCAGAAGTGTGATGTGTGCGCCCGTGAGCGTACTGTGCAAGACGTTCTGGAATACGCGCCTGTGCAGGCGGTTATGCGTCAGCCTTTGGGTTGGTACAGCGCCGGGGATTCCGAGATGTGTTCTGAGTGTGTGACTTTGATGATTAGGGGGAGCAAAAAGTGAGCAACCCAGGGCTGTCAGTAATCCTGGACTGGATTCTTATTGTGGTGTTTGGCGGGGCATTATTTTGGGCTGTTGTCTGTTTCATTGCTTACATTGTTGACGTGTTGAGGGGGAACCGGGGATGATCAATGAAGAACGAAAGGCAGAGCTGGAACGCCTACTCAATGACGGTGGCAAGAGGGTGCAAGAGTTTTTTGACAACGCGCCAGGCAGTGATGATGATGACCTTGAGCAGGTAGTTGAGAAGGCCCGGTTTGAGGCGGCGGTGAGGTATGACCCTAGTTTGGGCGAGCTGTTCGAGGGCACACAATGACTGACGTGAATTGGGCGCGTGAGCTGGGCATTGATGTGCAGGCATTGGAGGGGGAGCGCCCTTTGAGTGTTGGGCAGTTGAGGGCGGCGGTGGAGCATGGGCGGCGGGCTGACCGTCTGTGGGAGGCGGCGCGGGCGCGTGAACCAGATCCACCCGGTGGTAGGATTGTGACAAGCGCCTAATACAAGATAAAACAGAAACGGTGGACTCATGGCCCAGGTGAAACTAGACAACGTTGAGGTTAGCGGCATCTTTTGGGAGGGCAAAGGGCTGAGAGTCAAAGACATGATTACGGTCAGTGGCAACACGTTCCCCCAAATCTTTTCCATCTTTTTTGACACCCCCCATGACTATAAAGTGGGGGACATTTTGAGCATGGTTGGCGAGCTAGGGGCCAGCCCTAAAGGGTTTGAAAAAGCTGATGGCACAGAGGGTTTCGCGGCTAACTTGAGCGTGAACAAGATGGTGCTGACGGCTGAGCCGATTAGGGCACCACAACAGGATCCGTGGGCGAACCAAGGGGACCAGCGGGCGGCACCCCCCGTGGCACAAGACCCACAGTATGCTCAGCCGCCACAGGGCGCACCCGTGAAAACTCAGGAGGCCGCCATTTTGGAGCAATGGCCTGGCGCACAGATTGGGCAAGCGGGGCCGGCAGATGCCCCGTTCTGACACTGACCCGCTAACAGACGATTTGCTCACTATGGTGGACAAGTTGACGATGTCACACCAATCCTCTTTTACTGTGGATGAGTTGACAATGATTGTCACCCATGACCCCCTGTTGCACCAACTGAGGGCGGCTGTGAGGTCTACCACCGGCGCTCACGCGGTAGGCGGCGGCCTAGCCTCAGAGCGTAACGTCATTGATTCTGAGGCGTTGGAGCAATACGAGAAGGCCAAGTTGCAGGTTGTCTGCCTCTATCAAGAGGTGACTGATGCTAAACCTTTCCCTGACCCTGTGGTGAACCTCAGACAGTGGTACATAGTTTTTGCAAACTTGGCACGATCTGGCAAGGTTTCGCGTGATGTGGTCCAGAAAAAGTATCGGATCCTGTACAAGCTGGCGAGTTCGATTGAGGGCCGCCTGAATCCGCCCACCACCCTAGAAATTACTAGCCCATGCCCTCGCTGTGGGGTGTCCCACGGGGCAGACGATAAAGGGGCGTATAGGCACGCGGTCATTGTGGAGTCACGCATTGAGGTGTATCGATCACTTGAACACACTCGCGCCACCTGTGTGGTGTGTAAGGCAACCTGGGTTCATGGTCAGGGGATGCGTCAGTTGCGTTATGAGATTGATGTGGCGGAGGGGACACGCCCAGACGATGGTGAAGGGGTTGACCAAATGTTCTCTAATTCTGATACAATTATAGGTGCAGGTGTTCACCCATCCCATTTTCAGGGTTTGGGGCACCGCTAGATTTCCTTCCAGCGTGACAGTCACAACGCCAGGACTATACACAACGGCCACCTACGGGATGGTTGAGGCTAAAGCCATTAGACATGAGAGCGATACCTGTCACGGCGATGGAGGGATTTTAGAGTGAGTGAAGCAACGTTAGAGGCTTTGCAAAAGGCAGTGACCGATCATGTTTTGGAAGAATCGCCGGGCGCTGACATTGTGCGTGATTGGGTGCTGGGTGCTGGTTGCTTGTGCCATGTCAATGGATGACGATGGTGATGAGGTTGAGATTATGGTGGAGAGTTCCCACAACACTACGCCTTATGCCACAACTGGACTGTTAGAGTGGGGCAAAACAGTGGTGAGAGGGGTAGACGAATGAACCCGTGGGATGTGATTGGGTGGCTGATTGCGGTTCCTTTGGCGGTTGGTACAACCTTTTTTTTGTTTGGCCTGGTGGTTGCTCTCTGCAAGTTAGGGTCTAAGAGGGCGCTGGCGGCGAGGTCGAGGCGTCAGTTTGAGGCGTCAGTTTGAGGCGGATTATCCAGCGTATGGGAAGGCCCATCTGAGAGTTGTCCCTGACCGCGACTGATAGAATTGAAGCGAGGCACCCAAGTGTGCCATGCGTTAGCCTCCCAGACTGTTGAAGGTACGGGGGGCTTTCGTGTTCCTGGCGTGATACCGTGGGCGCATGAACAGTAAAGACACATACACATTGACTGACCCTGACCTACGGGCAGAGCTGTTCGAGACAGTTCACCGCAAACGGGCAGTGTTGACGTGGCTTGAGTGGGAGAAGCAAGTGACTGATGACCTGGTAGAGGTAGTCCAGAGGCGTGTCGAGGAAGCGAGGCAGGAAGCCTTTATGGCCGGGCAAGAGTCGCTGACGGAAACAGCTTGGCTTCAGCGCGTTCGGGAAGTCGCACGCAACATAGGACCCCGATGACCCACAACTGGGACAGTAGCAAGCGCAGACCAGACCCCCCCTACTGGCCGGCACTACGGCGGCAGATCATTGCAAGGGCCAAAGGCTTATGTGAACACAGTGACGGATGCACCTATACCGGGCAAGACGTTGACCACATACTGAACTTAGCCAAGGGAGGCACAGACGCCTCAGACAACCTGCAACTCTTATGCGCATGGCACCACAAGCGCAAAACATCTAAGGAAGCGAGTGAGGCCCGTGGCCCCCGTGAGTCCATATACCGCAAAAAAGAGGCCCACCCAGGGCTAATTGACCCCAGGGGGGGCACCCTGTACCCCCTGCTAGAGCCTGGCGGAGAGGTGCTGTAGTTCGCTGTGTGTGCAATTTCTGGACCTTTGACCCTATATAAACACTGGGTTGCTGGGATGCAGGTTTGGGATTGACCTCAGCATGATGTAACGATAAACTTTTAGCATGACCGTTTGTGAAGTATGCAAGACCCCGATTGTGCCTGGTGCGCGTGGCAGGAAGCCCCGCTTTTGTGGCTCAAATTGTCGAGTGCGTTCGCACCGTGGAGAACATATCCCGCGTGAGTTGAGGATGCTGGCCCGGTGGATCCGCCACCGCAATAAGGTGCCTTTGACAATCACGGGGAGGCCGGCGAGTTCAACCAACCCGTTGACGTGGAGTTCTTACTCTGATGCCAGGCGCTCTGTGAAGGGTGACGGTTTGGGCTTTGTCCTGAATGGTGACGGAATCGTTTGCATTGATCTTGATCATTGCTTTGACGGCGTTCCCTCAGTTCAGGCTCAGGCTGTTCTAGATTTGTTCCCTGACACTTATGTGGAGGTCAGCCCTAGTGGGACCGGGTTGCACATTTGGGGTTTTGCGCCTTTGCTGAAGGGCCGCCGTTTCACGTTGAATGGTTTGAGTGTGGAGGTTTACCCTAGTGGCCGCTATATGACTGTGACTGGGAACGCTGTGAATAGTTCCAGCTTTGCGGATTTAGACTTATCACAAATTCTGCCCTAGCGAAACGCCGGGGGGATGACTCGAAACGAGGACACAAATGGTGATGCCAGGAAAAAAGCCCACTAGCGGGCCTACAGTAACAAGACACAAGCCCACGGTGGATTGGGTTGACGTCATTGATGTGCCCTTCACGGGCGAGTGTCCTGAGTTGCCTGATGTGAGAATGGTGGCAACCGGCCAGGGCGATATTTACCATGTTCCCATTCCCAACGGCACTTATGTGTGGTGGCGGTCTTTGCGGCGGATGCCTCATTGTGTTTTGTGGCAGGACTCTGATTGGTCTTACGCTTTGGACACGGCCATGGTTCATGCTCAGGCGTCTTTGGGCCAGATTGGTGCAATGGCTGAGCTACGGATGAGGGAGAAAACTTTGGGTACTACGGTGGATGCGCGGCGTGACTTGAGGTTGCGTTATGTGGATCCGGTTGTGGAGGCGCTGGTGTTGGCCCCGGTGGCTGATATTAGTGACCGCCGCCAACGGTTGCTAGATGATTAGGTGGGGCAAAGAAAAAGCCCCCGCCTGAGCGAGGGCCGTTTCTGTGTCAGGCTTACTCTTTTAGCCACCAGTCAATGATTTGCCCAGATTCCATCATTTCGTTATAGCCATTTTCCATGACCTCTTTTTGTTGTTGAGGCCAAATCTGGGTTCTGACAAGTCCTTCAGAGAACTTAATGTTTGCAATGAGCATGGGGTTCCTTTCCAGTGGAGGCGTGCTGATTACTCAAAAGTAACACACTTTACACTTTGCGCAATGTCAACGGGCGAAACGCTCCACGACTCACTCGAAACGAGGACACAAAAAATGCGAGAGCTAGTTAAGGCTGATGCCCATAACAGGCACCTAAGCCTGGGCTGGTTTGCCATTTGGTGGATGGAAACATTTTGTGTGCATGGCCCTGGTGACGTTCAGGGCCAAGACGTTGAACTGGATGATGAATGGGCCAAGTTCATTATTGATTGCTACGCGCTGGGCGAGGATGGCCGGCGTCTTTATGATTCCGTTTTTCTCTCACGCGCTAAGGGCCGCGCCAAGTCTGAACTGGCCGGGTTCATTGTTCTCTTTGAGGCGCTGGGACCGGCAAGGTTCTCCCATTTCTCGGATGGGACAGACCTCTATGAGCGTGACGGCTTTTCCTACCAGTACGCGGTGGGGGAAGTTGTGGGGAGAAACGTCACAGCGCCTGTGATCCGTTGCCTAGCGACTGAGGAAGGGCAGGCGGGCAACACATACGACAACGTATATTTCAACCTCACTGAGGGTCCACTGGCGGCTGGTTTGCCACGGGATGCCGCGGGGCTGACACGCATTTTTTTGCCAGGCAATGGCGAGATTATTCCGTCAACTGCCAGCAATAGCGCCAAAGATGGCGGCAAGGAAACCATGGTGGTGTTTGACGAAACCCACCTGTACACCCGGCCAGAGCTGAAACGTATGTATCAGACCGTTAGACGAAATCTTGCTAAACGAAAAATGGCTGAACCGTGGTCCCTCGAAACCAGCACCATGTATTTGCCGGGGGAAGAAAGTGTGGCTGAGGCCACCCACAAACTGGCCCAAAAAATTGTGGAGGGTAAAACGTCACGCCAGCGGTTGTTGTTTGACCACCGCCAGGCGGATCCAGACATTGACTTAGGTGATGAAGCCCAGGTCATTGCGGGATTGCGTGAGGCGTATGGGCCGTTTGCTGACGTCATGGATTTGGACCGCATTGTGTCTGAAATTTATGACCCCCGGAATGAGCCGGAGGATTCCCGCCGCTACTATTTCAACCAGCCCACCAGCGCCAAAGATGCGTTTTTGTCTGCCCCTGAGTGGACCGCGCGCTATAAGCCGCTGGAAATTGCCAACGGTGAAGAAATCACTTTGGGCTTTGACGGCTCACGCAAACGTTCTAAGGGCGTGACAGACGCCACAGCACTGGTGGGGTGCCGTGTTTCAGACGGTCACGTTTTTGAGGTTCGCATTTGGGAGCAACCAGATGGTCCTCGCGGCGAGGACTGGGAAGTGCCTGTTGCTGAAGTTGACTTTGAGGTTCGCAAAGCCCATGAAACGTACAAGGTTGTGGGAATGTTTGCGGATCCTGCCAAGTGGGAGTCATACATTGCCCAGTGGGAATCAGACTTTGGCCGCAAATATAAAGTGAAGGCGAGCCTGTCCCACCCTATTGAATGGTGGATGACTGGCAACAGGTCACATTTGGTGGTGCGTGCGGTGCAACAATTCCAAGACGCTGTGATTGATGGGGAGCTAACCCATGATGGTTCACTGGCGTTGACCCGGCACATTTTGAACGCCCGCAGACGTGTTGGCCGTTCTGGTATGAGCATTTCCAAAGAACACCCTGATTCCAGGAACAAGATTGATGGCGCGGTGAGCGCAGTTCTGGCCTTCCAGGCAAGGTTGCAAGCTTTGTCTAAAGGGGAGGCCACAAAAAACACATTCGTGCCCCGCCGTATTCGTTAGGAGAATTTTATGGCTACCGAGTTCAGTCCTGGTCAGTTGAAAATGTTTAAGGCTCTGTCAAAATTGCAGGGCGAGCTAAACGTTTTGGAGCGTTACCACAGTGGGGATGCCCCTTTGCCTGAAGGCGCAAAAGGGCAGAATAAGGCGTTCAGCGCGTTCCAGCGCAAAGCCCGTTTGAACATGGCAGAAATGGTTGTTTCGGCTATAGAAGAACGTATGCGCATTGGCGGGTTTCGCACCGGCGCTGACGATGACGAAAATGGGGACTTAGAGGCCCGCCGTCTGTGGAAAGCCAGCAACCTTGCTGTGGGATCATCAGACCTTCACACCATGCTCCTAAAATTTGGCACCGCTTACGCCATTGTGGGCAAGCCAGAGGGTGAAGAATACCCTGTGGTGACTGTCGAGGATCCGCGCCAGGTGTACGCGGCCACCAGCCCCACAAACGCTAACAAGGTGACGGCGGCAATCAAGGTGTTCAGTGAAGATGACTTTCACTACGCATATTTTTATTACCCAGAAACCATTGAGGTGTACAGAAAGCCCACAAGCTCAGGCCACGGTGGGGTTTACAAATCTGATGGCTGGGCGTTGCTCTCTGACGGTTTGAGGGCAAACGTTCTGGGCCAAATGCCTGTGGTGAAATTTACTAATAAAGATTCCGCTGGCGAGTACCAAAAGCACACAGATTTGCTGGACCGGATCAACCACATGATTTTGCAACGGCTGGTCATCGTGACCACTCAGGCGTTCAGGCAACGTGTCCTCAAGGGCGATTTTTCCACCCATGATTCTGAAGGCAACGAGATTGACTATGAAGGCGTGTTTGATTCTTCAGCGGGTTCTTTGTGGATGATTCCAGAGGGTGCTGAGGTTTCTGAGCTGGGCCAGGCTGATATTTCAGGAAT